CTCAGCGGCAGCAACCGATTTCTTGACCTTTTCGACTTCCTTGAGTTTGGTGATTTGGGCATCTAGCCGTTTTTCCGTCTCAACGTTAATGCGATCAGCTTCCTTGTCGGAGAGCTTGTTCTTGGGATCACTCGATTTTCTCCGCTGCTCAATGACCGCCAGGAACTGATCCTTTTCCCTCTTCAGGACTTCAATCTGCGAGAGGGTATCGGCCTTGATATCAGCAAACTTCTGCTCAGCAGCGTTCGCGCTCGTATTTGCTCCTGTGTTCAGAAGCATGGCATTGATCTTGTTGAAGCGCTCGATTAAGTCGTTCTGGGCGCCCTCGATAGGTACCTCAGGGAAGAGACCATCGAGGATGGCGTCGAAGGCTGCTTTGGTGTTCGCGTTGGTGGCTTGGGCTCTGAGATCGGCAACCCGGGCGTTCAGGTTCTTGATGTTGCCTGTGATTGCGGCTACGTCGTTGCCATAGGCTTTTGGATCCTTAAAGCTGGGTGTTTCCTGCAGGACAGGCTTAGCCACAGGGCCAGCACCGGCTGCCATCCCGGAAGGGCGGATGAAGTAGCCCTGTTGTTTGAAGTACCCGAGGTCGGGGTAGTTCCCAGCCGTCAGGCCACGACCTGCACTTTGGTGAAAGACGTTTTGGCCCCCGGTAAAAACTCCAACATGCCTCGGATCGCCCTTGCTACCCCGAGCCACGATGTCCCCCGGCTGGAGCTTGGACCAATCGGTCATCACCGTGCCCATCTTCTCGGCACTCTTTGCCGCTTGGTTCATCACCGAGCTGTTGACCCCGATCACTGCCATGAAGCGTTTGACCGCTTCGGCGCACTGATTATTGACTCCAGTTAGGTTCTTGGTGGCCGTTACTGCAGCACTAATGGCGTCATTGCTACCTGCAGCACCGGTTGCTCCTCCAGCTAGCAGTTGTTGCTTGCGGTAGTCAGCCGTGGCGATGTCGTTCTCGTTTGACTTCTTCTTAATTTCAGCAATCTGCTTCTCGATCGCAATTCGGTAGTCAGCTACGGATTTGTCGAGGTTGGCGGATTCGATGTGCAGCTCTTGCTTGGCGGCCTCGATCTCGAGTTCACCCCGCTCTCGGGTGGCTAGGTACTTGTTGAGAGCTTCGATGGCGACTGCTGAGGCACCTTCTTGGCCCTTGAGCATCTTGGCGTTGGCGCGCTCGACCTCGGCAATCCGCAGTTCACCTGCCAAGCGGAAGATCTCGACTTCCTTGGAAGCGGCTTGTTGGCGTAGTTCGAAGAGCTTGGAGGCGTGACCACGCTCAAGGTCGGCTATTTCCTTGTTTAGATCTGTACGCTTGTTGGCTTCAAGTGTAATCTTTTCTCCCAGGCTTTTTTTGTCGACTTCTTTGGCCCACTTATCACGCTCCTCTATGATTTTCTTCTCTTCCGCAAGCTTTTGACGGTAAACCGCATCTGAGAATGTTTCGCCAGGCTTCTGGCTTACAGTCATATTTTCTGGATTGAAAAGCTGAGCAATCTGACGTAAGTAATCGCCAAAGTCTTTTTTCTTGCCTGATGTTAGGTCGTTTATTTCTTGGAGTTTTACTCTTATTTTTTCAAGACGATCCAGAGCATCAGTGTATTGGGCATTTACAAGTGCCTCGCGAAACTCCTTGGCTCTCTTTGTCGATTCTGATGCGGTATCACCTACATTTTTGTATGTAGTGCGAAGTTCTTTTAAGGCTTGCTCTGCCCTTTTGTCCTTGGCAATTTTTTCTTGTTCCTGCTGATAACGGCCAAAGGCATCTGCTGCAATGGCAACAGCGGCTTGAATAGCAAACAGTATTAAGTTGAGCTTTATCGCGTTTAATATAAAGCCGCTTACTTTGCTCGCTGCGCCTGCTGTTGCTCCTCCAATTTGTGCAATCTTTGTACCTGCTGCGCTTGCGGATGTACCCGTTGTGATTAGTGCACCCGACAGCGCAATTAACTCATTTTTTAGTAGTTCAACTGCAGGTACGCTAGCTGTTAGGGTTGCAGCAAATCTTGCTATAACCTGGCCTACTTGGCTAACTATTGCGCCAATCGTAATTACAAGACCCCCTATCAAAGCAGCAATCCTTGCTGCCAACATTTGGAAGAAAGCAACTATTGGCTTCCAAGCCGCGAGAATGCCAACGGCGGCAATTGCCAGTTTTATACCTGACATCACTCCGATCTTTTCTAGCAACTGGAATTGAACTGTGATCTGACTAACGTATTGAACTAGGGGGGCCTGCAGTATCTGCCCATACGCGCTTAGCAAGCCACCAAAAGCGCTAGCTAAAGCCGTGACGGTGCCAATTAGGTTCGATACTAATTGTGCTAGTGCTTTGAAGTTTTCAATGTTGATGCTGATGAAGCCTTTGGCGAGATCGGCCAAGCCTTTTGCCACTACACCAATACTCAGTGCAATTTGTTCAATGATGTTTCGTAACGGACCGATGATCTGATTGGCATCGGCTTGCAGGCTGACGAATGCTTTTTTAACGCTCTCGGTTAGTTGGGTTGTGAAGTCACCTGCACCGCCGGTGACTGTTTGAAGTAGGGATGATCCACCACCGATTTGGGATCCAATGCTTGCCAGAGTCCCACCAATGCCCTCGCCTGCTGCTTTGGATAGATCTCGCAGTTTTGATCCAATCTTGAACAGGAAGGCATAGACGTTGGTAAGCCCGCCCAGCAACGGATCTAAGAGTCCTGCGCCAAAACTTTGTTGTACTAGTTGTGCAATTTCTTGGATGTTGCTCGCAATACCTGCAAAGCCCTGCGCTGCAATGGCTTGACCCGCCACTGCAGTAGCGAGCTTGTCTTCGACAAATTTGACTACTCCTCCTACCTGAGTTTTGGCTTTTTGTATTGCATTGTTGTCAATTCCAAGGGCCTTTGCCAAGTACGAATCAGGTCCGACATCTCCGCGAAGTATTGATCCAATTTCCTGCCGAGCTTGCTCAAAAGGTAAGCCAAATGTTGACAGGGCAGCAGAGAAACTGATTGCTAAATCCTTTGCTTCTTTGATTCCTCCTCCTACTTGGCTGATTTGCGATGCAACAACTCCAAATACCTCGATGACTTGTTCAGATGTAGTTCCTGATAACTCAAGAGATTTAATGCGGATATCTTCAATGGCTTCAACGACAGGTGCTCGGAGTGCTTTGATCTTTTCTAGTGGATCAGTAAGTTCCTTGCCATTACTGAAAACCCTGTTATTAGATGCGAGTGTGCTCTGAGTCTTGAGCAGGGTCTCCCTAAGCTTGATTTCTCGGCCAATGGTTGAATCAAAAAAACCACCAAATGCACTTTGCAGAATACCTACAGCTTGCTTTACTGCGAATAGTGCAAGGCCGGTCCTGGCTAGGTTGTCTACTAACCGCCCAGCTGCGCTGCCAGCTGTTTCAAACGATGTTGCGAGAATTGTCCCTGCTTTTGCATTTTCACGCAATGCCGCAGCTGAACTTGGTGCTGTTTTCGCGAGGTTGGCAGCCCCTTTGGTAAGCGCTTCAAACTCCCGTACTCGATCCCCAATGCCAGGGATGTTTTTGCTTATACGGTAAAACTGCTGAATTGTATTACCAGCTTCTTTTACATTCTTGTCTATATCCTTGAAATTCTTGCTTAACTCGTTTACGTCTATTCTTAATGTACGCTGCTTTGTGGCTTGATTTGCAGCTTTGTCTACGGCCTGGAGCTTACTCTCGGCATCACGTGTATCCGCAGTGACGTTAAGCCTAAAGTCAGCCACGTTCGCGCTCGTTAGCTATCCGCTAAACGCATGCTATCGCTCTTCCTCTGCTCGAGTTATGAGTGCAGCGAACACGTGCATTGGGATCTGACGGGTCTTGACCAGCTCCGTAAGAATGAACTTCGTGGGTTGATCCGGACCGTCGGCCTCGGCTGTGCTGGGCCTCCAATCCGGGTAGGGAAGGAAGTCTTTGGGTTGGACCTTAGGTGCTGGACTCTTCGAGCCTGACATCCCATGGGCTGCCTGCAGAACAATGTGGGCCAGGCGTGCTGTTGAGACGCTGGCCAGGTTGGCCTGACCTTTTTCACGGTCATCCAGTTGGCGTAGGAGCCAACGGATACTGCTAATTGGAGTGCGAAGAAAGCGTTCTGCAGGGTAATCAGCCCCGATCTCGGAGCAGCGCACCCTGACATAGACGCTGTCCCAATCTGTTAGTGGTGTGCGGAGGTGATCCTCACATTGCTTCAGGATTTGCTCGGGGGTGGGCTGAACTCCTGCTCCTCGTCGTTTCCCTCTGATTCCGGTTCGGGCCAACCATCACGCTCCCAGGTCAGCAGCTTGAAGACATCCTCCATGGTTTTGGACGGCATGCTCTCGGTGTCTTCGTCGGTCCAGTCGCTAAGACGGGTCCACTCTTTTGCCCGGGGAAGCTTCACCTCGCCGCGGTAGCGGATGAACAGGGTGACAAATGCGATTTGCTGTTCAGTTGCCCCTAGGGTGTCGCGTTGCAGCTCCTCGAGTTCGGTTGCGTAATCAAACAGGATTTCTTGGTTTTCGTCGTTGCCGGCCTCGCCTAAGAGGTTGACCGCTTCTTTGGTAGTGATGCCTTTGTCCTTCGCAATCCGCTGTGCCAACTTGATGGATCGGAAGGTGGACTTGGACTGTTTGCGCCCGATCTCTTCGATGCCCTTGGCTTCACCTGGGACGAGGTCGTTGTAGACCGGGAAACGGAACGGTCCGATCTCGTGAAACTTGCTGGGCTCGAAAAGGATGCTGGCGTACTTAGACATCTTTGATTGGGAGATCTATCGACCAGGCCCGAAAGGGCATTGTCTGGTTGACGAGCTCGACTGGTAGTTCAACCTCAATCTTAGCCTCTTTATACGCTAAAGTTATAGTGCTGCTTTGGACGAGGGGTTCGAGGTAGATGGCGCCGCAGTGAAGGGTGGCGCCTTCTTCTTGG